AGCCATAGCCACCCAAGCCGCCAGTATCCATACCATAGTCACTCATGGGCTGGAAGCTATTGCCCCAGAGGGAGCCATCACCATACCCACTATTCCAGCTACTGTCGAAGAGGTTGTTACCAAGCATACCATAATCACCCCCACCACCACCGAACAAACTACCAAGGCCCCCAAGGGCTTTAATACCACCACCTAGCATACTAGTGAGGTTGTTAGTTTGGCTATTGGCTGCTGCACGGCCTGTAGTGTTAGCAGAGTTGGCAGCATTACCCAAACCAGTCATCAAGCTGTTTGTACCTGAGGCAATAGGATTGTTCATGGCCGCGAAAATGCCTGCCAATCCTTGGTTATTCTGATTGATTTGGTTACGAGCATTGGTAATGGCGCTCTGCATACCGGGAGAGTATTTACCAACGTAGTCGGCCAGCTGTGCAGCAAGCTGTGTTTCCCGCTCACCCCATTGGCTACGTCTACCAGCAGAAGCATCCTTACGCTCAATTGCCTGACGGGCCATTTGCATATAAGGACTATTAGGATCAGACAGGGCGGACAGGCTACCTGAGAGCCGATCAATATCACCAGTGAGTCCGGCATTCTGAGCATTTACATTCGCTTGTGAGGCATCATAATGAGCACGAGCTTGTTGCTGCTGTTGCTGTAGAGCTGCTGCTTGTTGTTGAGCGAGAGCCTGTTGTTGACCTAAGAGTCCACCAACTTGACCCCCCACATTATTGGCATTTTGCATGCCTTGGTATTGACCGTATAGGCCTGTCAGCATACCCAAGGGAGAGCTTTCAAAATCACCGCCATTCTGACCACTGCCCCAAAGGCCGCTTAGTCCGAAACTATCAATTCCTTCGAGTGCCATATTTAGTTCCTAAAGAGATTGGCAAGATTTTTAACCCCACCGACAAGTTGTTGACCTTGGCCAAGAGGACTTCCGCTAAGACCAGTGTTCCGTAAGTTTTGTTGGAAGTAGGACATAGGATTGATGTTAGCACCAATATCACCAACGTTTTGAAACATAGAGCCTAAGTTACCTTGCATACCAGCACCCATTCCTGCACCAAACAAGCTTCCTAATCCACTACGCCAATCACCTCCACTAGAGAGAGTGGCTGCTCCAGCATTAACTAAAGCGTTTGTAGCACCAGTACCAAGGGCACTAGTTAGGCCACCAGTAAGGCCGAGTCCCGATCCTGCCGACAGTGTACCACCAGCACCCTGTCCTAGTATACCAGCCCACCCCCCGAAGGCAGGCAGCACCATAGACAAGCCAGTGATGGCGTCACGACTAATGAGAGCCTTGTTGTCATTCACATTCCGATAATAACGGGGGGCGGTTACTGGAGAGAGTTGTCCACCAGTGTCTCTATACAGAGTTCTAGCTGCTGAATCTTTCCCCCCACCACTGTTCCCTGACCATCCCTCAAGACCACTAATACCCCAATAGTCCTTAGTGGCATCGTTCATATCATTGAACAGGGCATTCAAGCTTGTATCAGTGTTTCCATATCCCTGAGTGTTGAAGCCTAGGCCAGCTGCTAGGTCACGTAGCTGTTGCCAGCCTTGTTGTCTTTCTCTGCTACCAAACTCAGACATGTAGGGAGAGAAACCTCCACCTAGAAAGGCCCCCACTCCTCGGTTAGCCATACCAGCACCAGCAGACTGGATTTGAGATTGCAAACCTGCATCCACTGGAGAATTAAAATTTCCCGTTAGGGGCTGATTCAAATTGTCCCATGCACTAACCCCAGCTCTGGGCATGTTAGTTGCTAAGCCCCCCATTCCATAGGTAGGGGCCATGTTCTTTCCTGGAGCACCTCCTGCACCTGGCATAACATTAGGTAAGCTACCGTTATACTGAGTGTTGTAAACTGAGTCGTAATAGGGGGTGCCAGGAGCCCTAGCCTGAGTGTAGTTGGCTCCAGGATTGTACATACCCCCGATATTGTTTAGAGCCCGTGAGTCAATGCCTGTAGGACCCCGGAATGCCCCCATGTCATTTAGTGAAAAGTCATCGATGGCCATCTAGGTTCCTTATGAAATAGTTACGGACTTCATGACATTTCCATCATTAACCCACAATTTGACAACACCAGAAGTAGTATTCTTCCACACACTCCATGTACCACTAGGCACTCCTGTAGTACCCGGATCGGTACTCTGAGCATAGAACACAGGCTGGTTGATTTGTTTACGAATAACCTCGAAGAATTGTTTCCAAACGTCACTCTCAAAGTCCATTTGGAATGGAACAGGAGGTACTGGTGTTGGCATTATAAACTCCGCCCTTGAGTGGTTTGGAACATTATGCTTGTCCTTGGTTATAGTCGATTTCCACTGAGCGCCAGCGCATTGGAAAACTATCTGCATATGTAAGTTTAAAAGATCGCTTGCGAAAAGCACCACATGCCCACAAAGGAGTGTAAACTCTAGACACATCAAATGATCTAGGAGTAGTGAAGGTTTGCATATCGTCATCCGACCAAGAAGCAGACATTAAACTAGTTGTGGCTGTCTGATCAGTACCAAATACCAGCCGTCCACAAAACTTCAGACGGTAGTTCCCAAAGTCTAAAGGACGGGTAACAAACTCACATGTATAGTTGACAAGGGTGTCTGTGGAAGTGGTGTCCTGATGAGAATAGGAAGCAAACTGCCAGAGCTTGGTGCTATTGTACTCCGAGAAGTAGGTTGCCATAGTGGCCCACTGGTTAGTCAGGCCTTTTTGCAATACTGTTGTACTAGTGAAGATGAATGGACCTTCTGTGTCATTCCGTAGAACAAGAGAAGACCACATGTTGTTATCTAAATCTAGCATGTAAGTCTGAGTAGGATTAATCGCATCTCTATTCTGAATGACCGCATAGAAACGATGACCCCCCATCACAATGATGTGACCTCGGCTATTAGCTACAGTGGAAGTGGTGTTCAGCCAGCGTCTCACAGTGGGACTACCCACCTCAGTGATTTTTAAACCTGCGATTTTATATACAGAGGGGGTGCCAGAATTGGCGCGGCCCACAAAGTAAGCAGCATTCTCTGTACTAACAAGTCCTTGGATAAATCCAATTTGCTGGGTAGCACCGTCTACACGAGCAAGGGGAGTACCGGTGGGATTTGCAGCATCATAGAACCACTCAACACTAGTAGTACCCAAAGCAGCAATGTAGTTACCTACTCGTACAATAGCCTGTGTAAAGTCAGGGTAAGACTCCACAGCAATGAAATTACTCGCGGTCCAAGACAAGGGGGCATTCAAATCACTGTTGTATAGATTTCCATCAAGACTGGTGAAGAAGAGATAACCATCTAAGAAGACTGGATAGCCTCTGATTTGAGCAGGTGCATCAGGATCAGTGTTAGAAGTGTAGACACCACCGGATGTATATGTACCGAACTCTCCGTTACCGCTAGCAATAATTAAATCAATTGTGCCATTCTCGTAAAGAAACTCTGTGAAGTTGACTCCATATAGAGCAGCGTCGGCTCCAGCAAAATCCCCGCAAGCTGTGGTAAGAGTGATACCAACTAAGGTATCCACCTGATAGATGTTGGCTTGAGTGACAACAACAATCTTACCCAGATTCTCCCAATAGTAGGAGCCCAGGATGTTCTCAGGAATGGAGTAGGACAACACCACACCATCTCGCTTTAGAACATCATAGTAGGATTCTCCTGTGCTCTGGTTACTCACTAATTCAAAATAGACATTCTTTGCCACTGTTTGTTTAGGATCAACAGAACTAGTGGAGCTAGCAAGACGGCTGTCCCACTCATACATCAGAGGAATCTGTTTGGTTTGGTAAGTGTCTTGAGCTGGTGTCTTGCTGTAAGCCATGTTAATTTCCTTGCCAATCTTTCTGAAAGAACACACTACCCTGCTCATTTGAATTAGAAAGAGCAGTAGCCAGATGACGATCTGCCTGCTTCTCCAACCATGCTTTCTTTGATTCAGGTTGGCCATACTCATCAGCGAGAGTAAGAGCCAGTGTGTAGATAAGCGCGTTACCCCATTCCTGAGGAAAGTCTGGATTATCAGCCGCAGCATCAAACACCTCAATAGGACGTTGGTAAGTAATGAATAGGCGGGTGCCTACAGGAACTGAAGCATCAGGAGTAGGCCACAGAGAAAGCAAGCCTGTATTAACCTGAGGTTGGTAAGTGTATGAGACAGGGACACCAGTAGAACCAAAAGGAAGCAGATTAAAATCCGTCTTGGCACGTTGCATCACCTCGATCTGAGTGTCATAGGGAGGCTGCTCAAGAAGCACACTATAGATGAAGGTGGGATAAGGAGTGTTAACAGCCTGACCAACTCCAATGGTGTATGTGCCCTGCCCACTCACTAGGGAGATGTTCATGTCGGAACGAGCCCACACTTGCATACCAAATGTACGGAACTCACTCACAATGATGTTAAGAGCTTCTGCCCCGTTAGTAATTTGAGCAGTGGAGGCACTGGTGCCTTCAGAGATAACAACCAGCTTCCGCAGTGCAGAATTGATGATGTCATCCCGAGTCAGCAGTTTGATGGTGTTACCTGATGTGGCCACATGTTTCCTTTGGAAATACTATTTTCGTTTACGTTCAAATTCAACTAAGGCATTATGCCTGTTGGCACATTCAAAATACTGATCGAGAGAGTCAGCATAATTCTGTACCAATTCACCCATATTGTTAGGGACAGTGTGTTTAATAGCTGGGCATCTAGCCAACCACTCTTCACTTGGCTTGGCTGTCGAGCTTACGTTTAATTGCGTTCCGCACGCCGTCAGTAACACGGCAAGACTTATACACAGGGTCTTTAAGAATGTCATCCATCAGTTCCTTGTTAGCTGCCTTATTGTCAGCTCGTTGTTTAGCAGAGAATTCCACTAGCATCTTAGCAATGTCATCACGAAGCTTATCATTATCTGCTTGAATAGAGATGAACTTCTCTTGCTGTTTTACTTGATCCCGTAGGTGAGTGTTGTCTGAAACACGGCCTGAGACATCCCAAACACCAACACTATAAATAAGGAACAAGCTAGCAGCGATGAACCATTTCCATTTACTTAGAAATAACATCTTTGATTTCCTTAGCTGTTCCGATAGGATTGGACTCAACCTTATCT